TAGCCGACCATTGCGCCCAAGTAGCCGACCATTGCGCCCAAGTAGCCGACCATTGCGCCCAAGTAGCCGACCATTGCGCCCAAGTAGCCGACCATTGCGACCACGTGGTTTTCATGACATTCCATTCTGTCACAATGTTATTCCACTGATCGACAATACTATTCCATTCGTTAATAATTTGATTTAAAAGATTTGTAGCATCCTCTATAAATTTTTTTTGTGCGTCAGTAAGATCGTTTACTTGTTTAATAAGCTGATTAAGAATAGCACTTGTGCGACATAATACTTCGTAATACGACAGCGCATCATCATAAACAAGTGGTTGAGTTTCTTGCAACCAAAATGCAAAGTCTGGAAAATGTACGTTATACAGTCCAGAATTTACGTTAGGGTCAAATGGGTTAATTTTGTTCGCCATTTTATTCTCCTCTCTATCTCATCCAATCAATAGATAAGCCCAAGTTTCCGCGGTTTCCATATGCCGCCATATTAAAATCGTTTCCATGTTCGGAAAAATCGTCAAAAATTGACATAAACAATTCTTCACAATCTGCAATAATCGCATTATTAACGTTTACAATGTGCTCGCGGTACATAATAAGTTCGTTCATTTTACTGCCACGCCATCCTTTTTCTGTCCGATGGCTAGTGTCTACAACTGATGTATTACTCTTACCTGTGTTTTTCTCACTAACTGCGCGGCTGTCCTCTCCTGTGCTTTGACCTCTAGTCATGCCGGACGCATAGTCTGTGCCGGAAAAATTAACTTGCGGGTTATCACTGTTAATACGCTGATCGTTAGCGCTACTAGTGCTAGCATCGTTCATGGTTCGATCTGCTTGTGATGTATTGCTTCCGTCACTTGTGTCGGTATCGTCAAATGTCATGTTTGTATTTTCTAAAATTTGTGCAACACTTAAATTGCTATCATACATTGCTTTATATTTAGGCATGTTACGTCTCAATGTATCATTAAGTCTAAGCTTAAAAAGACCGATTGTTTCAAAACCGATTTCGCACATGTAAAAGTGTATAATAAACATACGTTCAAAATTTATTCGGCTTGTCTCGTCGTCATTGTACCACGGGAAAGTAAAATCAAAAAGTTTAGGCATACCTTTTTCGATTTTGTCATAAGTATTTGTGTTTACATCTTTCCAGTCAGTAAAGCTTTCGATATAGTCTCTAATTCTGGTCGTATATGTCGCCATTTTTGCCACCCCCATCCAGAATATTTTCTTTTCGTTCCACTCCGAGACCGCTTCCGATGTAGCGTACATCAACCTCAAGCCCAAACAGGCGGTTAATCTGTTCGCAAGCACGTTTTCGCACACCTAAAAAAGACTGGCGGTTAATTAACGTGAGGTCAGCATCTTGTTCGACTTCACTTGTAATTAAACGCTCTTTTTTCGCGCCGTCAATGTTGCTAATACCGAATTGTACGCAAAAGTCTGTGATTTCTTGCCGCATAGCTGTTGTGAGATCACCAAACACGTTAGGTACATCAAGCTTAAGGACTTTGACATTATCGAGATTTGTAACACCATCTTTAACCGCAATAAATGGCACAAAATCATTATACTGTTTAAATAAATTTTTTATGCTTAGTCGCTGATTTTCACTAGCCGCTATTGCTATTGGTGTTCTCTGTGCATAAATATTTAGGTTTCGCGTTAATCGCATATTAGCAAGGCTTTCTGCGTACATTTGCACGTAATCAACGCAAGGATAACCTGTGTTACTATCCCAAACAATAACACTGTTATTTTTTCCAAGCGCTTTGAAATACTGTTGCGCATATGCGAATCGCATGTTTGGCACGCCGTAAATGTCCACTGTCCCACCGAGATTAGTTTTCATAACAGCAAACTTTTCGATTACATCATCCTCAAAAAATACCGCTTGTCCCCACCAGAAAAGGTAATCTTCCAATACTCGCGGTGGTATCTCGTCCGGCAGATTAAGCCATTCAAAGCGGTTCACGATCATTTCATGCAACATATTAAAGTATCGGATATAATAGTTCCGGTACTGCGGCACACTAAAATATTCAGCGTCTTTTGATTGGCTTTTCATTTTTTCTCACTTCCTTTCTAATTATTTGCTAGTCCATAATTGCCGATGTCGTTTGTGTGCCATATTGTCACACCCCGATCAAAAATAGATCGCAAAATGACAAGGTAATCTAAATCAATGTTTCCGCTGATTGTACAATTACGTGTTTTGACAAAATCCCACGCGCTCCGGTTGTGGATTGATGGTGTACCAATCTCGCCTATCTTATAGCCAAACATCGTAAAATAGTCGTCAATTTTGCGCGCATACTCTGCGCGAATTTGCATAGGATAATAGCTGATGTGATCGTTACCGATAATCTTACTAGCATTACCGCTAGAAGTAGTTACGTTTCCGCTCGGTTGTAAATAATGATTAACTACGGCTTTAATACTGTCTCCGATAACTTCCGACCAATCTGTGCTACTAAGTGTCGCAAGTGGGCTAGACTTAAAACCATCACTCGCGGCTTGCTTTCCTGTCGCTATGGCGTTCCCGCCCGCACTTGCCGCCGCACCCAAAAATCCAAAACCCGCACCAGATAAAGCTTTTCCAACTCCGCTAAAAACTCCGGCGGCTGTGTCAACACCTTGTGATACTACGTCTCCGGCACTCATTAAAGCACTAGCTCCCGCCGTACTTGTCATCTGTGCAACATATGCTTTGTATGCATCTGTCATTATTGCGCATTTTGGGTAGTCCGAAAATGTAAGCATATCTGTGTAATCCTGTGCAAAGCCCTTATACTGTATTGGATAAGATACTAATAACGGGTTGGGTGTCATTGCTACAGTATAAGTAAAACTACAAGCTTCGCTTGAAAAATATTCATACTTATACTCAATTCCAGTACCGTTGTTGTTATTACCATATAAAAAATTATACGGATAACAAAAAAGCTTTTTGTTTTTTGGTACATATCCATCAATGCTGTCGTATTTTTTAGGTAAATTTAATTGTTTGAATTGTGTTTCTTCAGCTATAAAACTTGTTGGCATCATAAACGCGTTTAAAATTCCGTCGATCGTACCGTTTGCGTTAGCGGCAATTAAAAAATCGTTTACGCCGTCTCCATTATCGAAAACGTTAAAAGTGATAGCAGTATACACACCATCTCTAAATTCTCCGCCGTTAAAATTTCCGCTCTCGTCAAACGCACTCGGAATAACAACGCTTATAATGTTTCGGTCACTTAGTTCCGGCGCATCATAATTCTGTTCCGTTTCTTGTTTGACGATATAATCTCCTGTCTCTAATCCTTCGGGAAAAGTATACTTGCCTATAACATCATCAGACTTTTTTACAATTTGACGCTCGATATAGCACTTATTTAACACCATATCAAACTGGCAATTTGTCCAAACGTCCATTATAAAATGCACACGACAGGAATTAACAGACAACGGTTCTACGCTTGTAATAAAACCATACATCCAATTATCCATATAGCCTACATTTTTAAAAGCAATATAGTTTGCGCTGTCAGCGTATAATTCGTTTACGGGTGCGGCAAAGTCTGCATAACCACGCTTGACTGGTGCGGCGTTGTCAGTAGCATAGATCGCTTTGCTATCAACATATGCAAAAAGTTCTTCTCGGCTGTTGAAAAGTCTTACATGATTGTAGGACGAATCCCATGGAATCCCTCTGCATATTCTCACTTGCGCAACAGGTGCTATTCCATCTACGTTTTTTTGTGTTGGCATCGGTATCATGTTATCCATGTTTCCCTCATTTCTAGGGGAGCATTGTGCTCCCCTCAAATCAATGTTTCGCGTGAAAACATTTACTGATTGACTGTAACAGTACCTGTTCCGCTGATCGCGCTATTATATCTTGATGTCGCTTTAACGGTAAGCGTTTCCGCTTTTTCGTCGTTTGCAATATGCAAGATATTAGACCCCGGAATAAAACTTGTATACTGGCTCGTAGCGCCCTCAACATCAAAATCAAGCATCTGCGGCGTGTACTGGCTGTCTCCTGTTACTAACGCTGTAACTTCTACATCAGTTCCCACGTTTCCGGCAGTGTCCGTAACGCTAACGGTTGTAAGACCGACAGTGTCCGTAGTAAAAACAATGCATGGGAAAAACGGAGAATAGGAAAACATTTCACTCATTGTGTAAAAGTAATTCCAAGTTAAAGCCGCACCATTTCTCGAATCCGTCAGTGTCCGGAAGTTCTCGCGTACGTTGAAGAATCGCATATCGAATAACGCAAGTTTAATATTCGGGTCGTCAAACTTGTCAATGATAATTTTACGAACAGTAATGTCAACTTTGTTCATGTTAAAAGCTGTAGCAATTACTTCAACGTCTAACTCTGCGTCGATCTCCGGTGTGGTAATGTAAAAGATCGTCTGATCGTTTGCGCAACTGTCTGCTCCGGCAATGTTGTACTCTGGATGGGGAAATTTCATCTGTCCGATGTAAGCTTTTACAAGCTTTGTCAGCTTTTTAGCGTTTTCTGCGCTCGCTGTAGGGTCTGCAACATTAACCGCGTAAAGCTGATCTGACGCGCTCGCACTCTCGATCAACCGTTTCATGCATAAATATTCATCCCAGTTCGCCGCCGCAAAAAGTGATTGTACTTTTGCGTTAATCAGATCTCGCACACCATACTCTGATCTAAATGCTGTACGCAAGTTATCAAATGTAACTGTAACCGCGTACTGGATAGCGGGCGTGATCTTGTGATAAGCCGCCATAATGCTTGACTGATAGTAGGCATACAGTTCTGCAACGGTCGCAAACTGGTTAAACTGCTTGCCTTTTGCCATGTTGATAAAAATCTCTTCTTCCGTGCCACCGTACCGCATAGGGTCTCTCTTAAGCACTCCGAGCGGATTCTCAAAAAATACGGTTTCGATTCTCTGCTCCATAATCTGTTCAACCAATGCATTAGCAAACGCGTTACGCAACGGAACAATGTTCAACAAACTCTCATAGATACTTGAGATATTCTCTGCTGTCGCTTCTGGAATTCTGTTTTGATATTCCAAGCTCTGCATTGATCGCACTGCGTTCAAAATGGCTACGTTTGTAGCCGGTACTTTATTACCCATTTCTTTCTCCTCTCTTACTCTGTACTGCCATCAAAATCAAGCATTTCTGGCTTCACATCTTCGATCACACTTACATCTGCTTTCGGCTCTTCAATGTCCGTTCGCGGTGTTTCCTGTCCGGCTAACATCTCGCCAAAACGCGCAATGTACTTTTCGCGCAAGCCCTCATAGCGTTCTTTGTAGCCGTCGTCTGTTACATTTGCGCCGCTTCTGATAGATTCTGTAATCACATTGATTTCTTCGTCCAATTCTTCCGGCGCTTCGATCTTTCCCAAGATCGCTTTTAAAGCTTCGTCTGCTGTCATTCTTCTACCTACCTTTCCCTAAAAATGGTTTTAAATAATATATAAATGGTGTTTTTCTAGCGCTTGGAATAGGCGCTACACCAGATATATTGATTGTACATTCTTGGTAAATATTTGTATCACTTAATACAAAAAAACGAATAATTACACGCCGCAATGCTGTAACATTTACTTTAATATAACAATAACCTCTTTCTTTTTTAACAAGTTCCGCTCCGTTTGGTACGCTAACTCCCCAATCATAAATTGATCTTACATTAAATCTAACAACAGTACCAACGTTTGCTTGTTGGCTGTAGGGGGTAACGTTAATCTCCGGCGCGGGCGGCGCGGGTCTGTTTATACCAATCTGGCATTGCGCTGTAATGCTCTGATCTTCAACTAACCAAAAACTTACAACACTTGTAACTTGCGCACCGTTTGCATTGCCGCTAATAATCAAAGCATTAGTTTCTTTTGTTGCTGTTAGATACTGACCGATATTATAAGTCCATTCCGAGTTAGCATTAACAGTAATTCTAATACTTTCCCCATCTACTATACTAGCACTAATAGGGTCTATTGTCAACACTTTTATTTCCGGCGGCAAGTTACCATGCATATCGTCGTAAACATCCATACTACAAGCAAAACGATAATCTTGGACATCTTGCCCCTGCAAGGTTGGATTTTCAAAGTTTTTAAGCACATATGTGCTCGCTGTGCGCATATCTGTAGCATTTCGTAAAACCTCAAGAGTGCTCGAGAATGATGTTTCTAGTTCGTAACTTAAATAATAAAGCGCTAATTCAATGCTACCTATACTACTATATCCACCGCTTTTCCATGCATCATAATAACCTGTCTTACGCGTGTAGTATGTCCATTGTGCCAACCCATAACCCTTATGCACTGTATCTCCGTCTAAACCGCTATTTATAAACTGCTCGCGTGTTACAGTACCATTATCTACACTGTTAGTATAAATACGGCTTCTATTAAAAAAATTTGTACTATTATTATCGTTTTCGCACCTATAAGGCACAATTCCACTCTCCGCCCATAAGTTACCAAGCAACGCAGCTAAACCTATTTCGTTGTTGATTAAATTATATAAGCCGTTCCAAACTGCTCTAGTGTAACCATAATCACGATAATCAGATCGTCTACCCATCACATCAACCTCACACTAAGTATATCAAGCACAATATCTTTACATTTCAGATCTTTAAATCTCAACAATCCCAAGTCATAAGACCGTTTAAGATAGTCATAGATAAAACTCTGACTACTCAACATCAAAGTGTCTGCATTATGACTGCTCGCGTCAAACGTAAAGCGATATTTACAACTCTGGTCTACAGTTCTGTCAATATATACAATACCTTTTTCTGGGTACTCTCTTACTGCATAGTTATCTTTACCGCAAACAAGCGTAAATATATAACGGCTGTTTCCGCTAACAGTTTCTACAAAAGCGCTTGCATCACATAAATACACGCCATCTGCGCTACTCTTCTGATACTGACTATTTTTAAACACTTTTGCAAATTTGCTTTCATTCATTGCGTTTTGCGCATCTTTGTTAATAACAAATTGTGCAACCCATCCATGACCACGCAAAAAATTAGTGTTATCCCTTAATCTTTTGTGTATTCCAAAATATATAAAATACGGATTTAAAAGTGTTACATAATTTGCCATTAAATAAGTTGGTACTTCTCGTACCTGTTTCCCTTTACCTCTACAGATCGTTCTCAACGTACTTTCAAACTTTGTTATCTCATTTTTTAAATATCCATTATTTTCAAGCACAAATTCATCAAAAACAATCAAACTAACGTCTTTAAACATTGGGCTGTACTTTTTGAGTTTATCGGTATTGTTAAAATATACCGCATATCCAAGTAACACAACGTTATCATCTTTATCATGTAGCATCATTGCACTTATCAAGCCTTTTACGATGCTTTTATTAGTCACAACTTTTCCATACTCGGGGTAAATGTCCAGTACATCTTCATACATTTTTCCACTGCTCGATATTTCATCCTGTGTTCTGTATAAAAAAACAACTTGCTTATCATTCTGCACATTTTTTAAAGATTCAATCAAAAGCGCTGTAGTCTTTCCGGCACTACGATTTCCGATAATCATTCTCAAAATCGGTTCATCGTTATCTAAGTCTTTGACATTTTTTATACTATCAAGATTATAAAAAGCCATTACGCTTCCTCCTTAAACTGGACTAGCGGGAATCGAACCCGCATTGACGGAAATCAAAATCCGTTGGCCTACCGTTAGACGATAGTCCATAGAAATGTTTCACGTGAAACATTTCTTATTTCTTAGGCGCTTTCTCCAAGATCTCTCTTATCTTTTCTGGCACTAAGCTTTTATTTATCCGGCTGACATTTTCCAAAATACTGCCGATTTCCATCAAAATAATATATACACAAATACTCTCAAGCACCGGAACGCTAAAGCCCATATCAAGAAAACTCTGTCCGTAGTCAATCAAAAACCCAACAGCCACAATGACGATTTCACCGAATTTGTTAAAAAGTCCGTCACGCATCACACTGCTGTTAAAATTACTGTTTTTAACTGCCATAACAATTCCCGTGATAAAATCAAGCACAATAAACAGCAATACAATTACAATACTCATTTTCTCCTCTTTTCTGCGGCGGTAGCAATTAACAGAATTACCGCCGCGTTAATAGTTTTAGAGTTTCGCGGTATCGGCTCGCACCAACCACGGCGCGGGGCACGGTTTTTCCCGTCGGTTTACGCCCACAAAAACCAATCCGGTACTACTCCATAGACTCCAATTACGCGGACTTAGGACATTTTTGTAAGGATTAGGAGGAATTTCGTAATTGAAGTCTATGCAATAGTACCACATAAATTGTTGTTTTATGCCATGTACGGCAAGCCATGCCACTCCATGCCGGTTTCGCCGTACATGCCATAAATGCCATTCTTACGCTGTGCAATGCCGTGAATGGCATTGCACGGAGATCTTACCGATTAAACGGGTTGTACGGTTCTGCGGGAACAAGCTTGGAAATGCTAATTCCCTTAAGGTATGCGCTCTGGTACTTCTTTCCCTTGTACTTACCCTCAACAACCTTGAACGCAATTTCTACTTCGGAATCAGCGCCGATCTCTTCCGCCTTAATTGCTGTCTCGTCGTCCGGTTTCTGCTCGACACCATCAAGATAGATCGGGAAGTCGAACTGGGTATGTGCCTTTACAAGCTTTGTGCCGTCATCGGACGTCTTAATTGGGCAGTCAATCTCGGTGTTCAGACCCGCTTTTTCGATCAGCTCCGCCGCGGCTTCATCTGTGATCTCTACCATGATGGAAAACTTGCCATCGTTTGAAAATGTGGAATAAACCTTACCTGTTGCGTATAACATAATTTTTTCTCCTTTTCTTATTTGAATTTAATTATTGGTGTGTAATGTTGCAAGCATGTTTCACGTGAAACATTTTAAAGTGTTGCTTGGTGTGATCTTTACTTCTTTGACGCTTTGTAGGCATCATACTCTTCTGCTGTCATTGAGTTCTCAATAAACGTGGACAGCGGCATAAAACGGGTTTCCTCTTTACGATCAACCTCAATCAGATTACCCTTTGCAATACCGAAAGACGCTAAAATCTCGTCTCTCTCCGCCGCTGTAGTAATTTCATGATCCCACTCTACAACATCCCCCATTTTAATACCATCTTCTGCCGATACCGTCATAATCTGGTATAATACTTTTGTTGGGATAGTTCTGGAAATTACCTTTTCCATTTTTGTTTTCCTCTCTTTCTTTGAATAATGTAGCGAAAACTGCGTAGCTTGTTATAGCTTGCCATCGTCAGACTGTAAGTTGCTATCTTTTCAGTGACGAGAGAGCAGGTCTCCCGTTTCGGCTTTATCTGAAAAATTCGGTCTTTTTTGTTTTATTATCTAAATATAATTTAATGTATCCAACTGTTTCCGGTTCTACCAGACGCCCAAGATCTTTGTTAGAAATTCTTGTGACGTGATAGACAAAAGTATTATCTGTATCACGGTATATTCCTTTAAAGAAATAAGTGTGAGTCGTGTTTTTATAGTAGTTACTATATCTTTCTACCGCTCTCATTAAATTATATTGTGTTTTTGCTGATATTCTTACCATTGTTGTTTCCTCGCTTTCTTGTGCTTTGTTATTTGTTTTTCTTACATGATTATAATATCATGTTTGGTCTATTTTGTCAAGCTAAAATTATATAATTACTACCAAAATGTTTTACTTCTGAATTTGCGTATTTTACTACTAATGTTATAAGCTCTTCGCTTAATTCAATGCATTTTCCGTGTGCATTGAATATACAGATTTTTTCATCCCCTATCCATGTGTCATTGGCGTTGTAAAGTTCTGATACTGTCATGTTGTTTCCCCGCTTTCTTAAAATGCCATGAGACTCGCTAATCTCGATTTATTCAATGCAATACTATCATCTATTAACTGATTAACAACATTCAATACATTTTCCATTTTAGCGTCAGGAAATGCACCGCCAATATAGAAAAATATTGACCCACCAAAAGGGCTTAAATTATTTTCTTTCATGTGTCTTTTTGTAAAATCGTAAATTTCTTTTTCTTTCTTTGACATTGTGGTTTCCTCACTTTCTTGTACTTTTTGTTTGTTATCCTTACACTATGTATTATATACCCATGTATCATATGTGTCAAGCATTATTCGCAATTATCTATAAAATTTCTGCCTATGATTTCTGAATATTCATCCGTAATACCTAGAGTATAAGTTGTGTCTACAATCGCAATGTTTGACGCTGTTGTAAATGTTGATTCTTTACCTATATAATCTGTTATTGTTATCGAATGTATGTTCGATTCATTAAAATAAGACACGGTGCGTCCAGAATCAGTAAATAACTTTCCTATTTTAAAATCGGCAATTCCGTTTCCGCGCTCTAACTCTGCCGCACCTTTTTGCTTCGATAATCCAGATACTGTTACGTGTAAAACATCTTTTCTTATTTCTCCTGTTTTTTTATCTTTGTCATCAGATATATACGCGTACTTTTTAGCTCCAAGCGTTTTAAACTTTTTATAAAAGCCATCATCATCCCAAACACCTAAATAATAACGAGTTGTAGTGCCATCCTCATTTTGACGATCTGCATAATTACGATAACGTTGATACTTTGTTAATAAGTAATCATTCCGATCTTTAAAGCTTTGTAAATGCTTTTTATTTATAAATTTAACACTATCTGTGTCAGTGTAAACAAAATCCCACCCCACCGCGTCAATCATCTTTTGTAGTTCCCATCTAGCATTAGCTGTAATATATACACCCCATTGATAGAGTAAAAAAGAGTTCTTTGATGTAAAGTAATGCGCTATTGATTCTATTAAATCCGGCGTAACCTTAGTCCATTCTCCGTTATCGTAAACTATTTCATTATGACAGATGTCAGTTACCATAGTACCAAAAACAGAATTTAAGCTGTTTTTGCTTTTCATATACTCGTATTCTTTCCCCGCTACATCTTTAAGTTGAGTCTTTTTGTCGTAAAACTCTAACATCGTGCTAACTATTGGTGCAGGCAGATAATCTTTTTTCGCCATATATCCACATAACCACTCTATATCTTCAAAATGGTACTGATTACATATAATGATAAAGTCTAGTTCGGTGCAAGCATACGTTACCCAATCAGCCGATAACACGCGCCCGTTGTCGTTTATATAATCTTTGCTAAAAGATGTACAATGCGCAAAATCAATATATGGCACTGTAACATCGTCATGTACTGCTATAGTTTTAAATGTTACTTGCATAATGATAGCGTTTTGTTTTTTGTTACAATCAGATAATAATTGTGTAAAGTTTTTTGGTGTATACTCTATAAACGGTGTCATAGGGTATAAATCCGAGCATATACATGCTGGATAACTTGACACTCTATCCATACTGTAAACGCTGTCTATTATTGCATCAGCATAATATCTACTAGCGTGAGTATTTCCACCGCGAAAAGCTTTTCGCAATAGTGTATATACTTCCGGTGTAGGCATTAGACTTTCAAATAATTCTCTGTAATTTTTGTCCGCTCTGCAAGCTTTGCGCATTTCACGACGCACATATCCGGTCGATGTTAGAGGTATTGTTGCTAATGTGTCATTATAATCATCCATTTTTGACAGTATACATTCTTCAAGTCCTTTTACATCGTTATAATCATACGCTAACTCTGTTCCTGTTTGTGGTGTGTCTGGTGTCCGTACTTTTTTATAATCATATGTGTCTTCTAATTTTCGATGAATACAAAATTTTGAATTTTCGCAAAACTTTGCTAGACTCATATTTGATAAAAAATATGAACATCTAAACTCAAAATGAGGAAAAGTTTCACGTGAAACATCTAGCCTATTTACTGTTTTTAGATAATCAGATTTTAAACAAGAATTGAATTTTATGACCTTATGGGGTTCTCGTGCAAAAACTGATTCAATATATAAAAAATCCTTTACAAACATAAATTCATAAGCTAAATTATGGACATAAATGACTAATTGTTTTGATGCTGATAATTCCAAGTATTCTCCTAGTTTACTTAAAAACTTGGTAAATTCTTCCCACCGTGTGCCAAAACAAACATTTCCTTTGTAACAAAACTGCCAATGATACATGAACGCATAGGGTTTTTCGCTGTTTATTGTTGTAGTTTCTATATCAAATGTTGCAGGGCTATCTATATAAGCAATAGCCCTTTTTCCTTTTTTTCTGACTGTAGTATAATTACAACTTATTACATTATATGGATAATCGTATACTGTGTAAACTGTTTCATTTTTTGTATATTCTTTCACATTTTTCGTATAAAATGTTTTTATTACCATAGGCTTCTACCTTTTATATATGTGTGCATTGCTGAACTATATTCCTCTAGTTCTAACTTTATTTCGTTCGCTGATTTACCCTCTTTGTATAGTAGATCGTATATTTCTATAATATCTTCTGATGGATTGCGCATTTTTAAACTTTTATACTCTTGAGAGTGTAAAAATGCGTAGAAATCTTGATCGGTTAGCAACTCTTCCGATATTCCTAAATTTCTAAGTGCTTGTGTTCTTTCTTGCCTTATTTCTCTTATCCCTGTTAATGTATGACTTCTTGCTGTCACAAATCGCACTAACTTCAAATATGCACGCTGATTATACTTATCTGGGTTCCATTCATCCCTTTTACCTAGTACATTCAGTACACTTTCTTTCTTATATCCAGCTTTTTCAATCCGCGCTTTTTGCTTGTTAGCAAGCGGCACTAACTTTTTGTACATGTCGCGCCGCTCTTTTCCACGCAAAGATAAGAGATACTCTTTGTTATACATTGCGCAAATGCTCGGATGCAAACGCCCAAGCTATGCGTTCGTCAATAATTTTTATAGCCCTATCTAAGTCAAAATCGTATCTCTCGATAACTACTGTCACTAATTTTACCGTTTTGTAATTAACGCAAACGGCAAATGTTAAGCCTATAGACCCGTCATCATAAGGGCAAATGCTGTCTAGTAATACATTTTCCCATTTTGTGCGCACTCTATAAGCAATAGCTTTTTCCTTATACTCTTGTAATTTTGTCATAATTATCCCTCCGTTATAATAGCTTTAAATCCGGCACTTTCAAGCGCTACTAACAAATTATGTGCATTTTCGATATTGTGAAAAGCTCCTTTTTGATCGAGCACAGATACACGATAGATCTTAGATTCATCAATCTTTTCGCTTGACACGTCCAATTCATCATTCTTAGCTTCCGCCTCTGCTCTCGGTTCGCATATACACCGTGTTCCTGTGATGCCGTAAACGATTGCTGCTGCCATTTCATGCGGATTGTAAAAAACAATATCTTTTTTCGAATTGACAAAACAACATTCGATAAGCATCGCGGGCGCTTTTGTCCGGCGTAAAAAGCCTAGCTTCTTGTTGGTTTTTATGCCCCTGTTCTTAAACCCCAACGAACAAATCGCATTAAGCACATTACTAGCGTAAACACTTGCTTTCGAGTTCTCGTCATAAATATATACCTCTGTTCCATTAGCTTCTGAATTGGCGGCAGAATTAAAGTGGATTGAAATATCTAAATCAACCTTGTGTTCGTTGCATTTATTGATAATACGGGTTAAAACATTAGTTTGAGATATTCCGTCTTCCACCGTGCAATCATAGACTGTGTGACCCATTCTGCGCAACTCGTCAACCACAAGTTCTTTTACACGCCTGTTCTCGATAGATTCAGATATAAGCCCTACAGCACCGCAAGCTACTTTTCCGTGCGGGTTATGACCCGCGTGTACATTGATTACCATTTTATTTTCCTCTCTTTCTGATAGACTATTCCTATCTATAATCCATTTTAAACCTACTATATAAAATTGTCAACCAGAACTTTTGTTCATGTATGAGTTATCCACATCGAACAAGTGTTCGTGCTAGACGGACTAATGGTGTCCGTCTACCGCGGACACTGTTTTTTCGTGTTGTGTAAACAACTTTGAAAACTCGTTGAATTGTCTGAAAACTTAAAAATCAATATGCATTATGCACAAAGATTTAGTAGATCTTTGT